CCAGCGCCAACGGGAGCGCGTGTACGTGCCGGCGAAGTGGACAGTTGGCTCGGGAACGCGGGTCATTTGTGCGCTACCTTACGTGTCAAAAGTGGCGCGTCCAGCCTTCGCCAGACGGGCGTTTGCCGGCCTGGCGGGCGTCGGGCTCGAGGCCGGGCGAACGGGGCATGGCGGGGCTAGACGAGCGCAAGGAAGTGGCCTTGGGTGGGGAGCCAGCCGTGGTGGGCGAGGACGAGAAGACGCGGGGGAAGCGTGCCGGGGAAATTCCAGAGCACGCGCACGAAACCGGAGTCAGAGGCCGAGGTCCCACTGACGCGCGAATAAGCGATCTCTCCGAGCGGCAGATCGGACGGTTCATCGAGCGTCAGTGTGTAGTAATTGTGCGAGTGATATTCGTAGGAGACGATTGACGGCGCGTCGATGATGATTTTCATGGACATACCTTGATCTTGATTTCGCCGCGTTCCTTATCGATTCCTATAACAATCATTGTCCCGGTTCGTTTGTTTCGGTTAATCGTTTCCTGGCTTGGAAAGCGTTCCCATGTCAATCCATTATCGTGCGAATACCAAGCTTCGCCAATCACGTAATGATCCACTGGTCCGGGATTTACAATGTGACATTTGCATGCGCAAAAGAACGGATGGTTATTAGGTCCATTACTACACTTTGCGCAAGCCATGTTGCACCTCGCTTCCAATCAAACACTTCGGACAAATGCACGCCAGTAGATCCGGCGCGATCTCCCACGTTGAATGACTCGAAATTCCAGCCGTAACGATGCTCTTAGCGTCCAGTTCTAGCAGAACGCCGCAGCCGGGCCGCGCGCACGGCAGAACCCACGGCGCGCGCCAAACGTCGATAGTGCCGAGGTCGAACGTTTCGAAGCGCGCGATTGCTTCGGCGAATGAGACGCCGCGTTCAGTTTTCATGATCAGGTCGATCGCGTCTCCATGCTCTCCGCACCCGAAGCAGCGCCAGCGCCAGCCCTTCTCGCCGTTCAAGACAAATAGACTCGCAGTCTTGTCCTCATGAAGCGGACACTTCACCTTGAAGCGCTTATCGCTCAGCTTCACGGCGCCCGGAAAAAGCGAGGGAAGCGGAAAGCGATGGCGAATTGCGATGGCCTGGATCAAGGCAGTGCCATGAGTTTGATTACGTAAACTTTTCCGCGTCGTCGGAAGTCGAGGATTTTCCGCCCGGCGTGCGTTAGCTGCGCAAGCGCGAAATCCAAATTAGTAGGCTTGTCTAGTTTCTTTCGCAGATCGCCGACTGCCACGGTCATGTATTCGTGCTGATTCATATTGCCTCCGCAGAAAGCAGATCCATCAGTTCGACCCCGAGCCCGACCGCGATGCGTTTCGCCGTCTTGAGCCGAGGTTCGCTCTTGCGCGCTTCGATGTTCGCGACCTGACGCGCCGAAATGCCGGCAAGCTTCCCGAGCTGCGCCGGAGTCAGGCCGCGCCGTTCGCGAAGAATTCGGATCTTAGTTCCTGTCTGCATTCCGTGAGTCTACATACGCGGAAGAAAAAGGCAAGAAAGAAATTTCTTGACGACCTCGGCGCGTCCGTGCGAGGCTTCGCGGAATGACGAATTGCGATTGTCCGCACCCGGCAGTCATGCACGTTCCGTTGCCGCACTTCCGTTCGGCGGTTTGCATGGAGCCGTTTTGTCCCTGCCTAGGAACGACGGACGATGAGGCGATTCCTGAGCATGTGGAGGATGACGAATGAAGCGCGTTGTTTTGATCGATCTGTCCGCGATCTATTGGACAAACTTCCACATTTCGGCCGAGTCAGGTATCCGCGAACCTCGCGCCGCAACAGTTGCCGCAGTTAAACGAATCGCTGGCGACGAAGCCGGACTGATTGCGATCTGCTGCGATTCGGGGAAGAGTTTCCGCAAGGAGTTGGCGCCGACGTACAAAGCGAACCGGGAGAAGCAACCGCAAGCCGCATATGGCGAACTGGAGAAGACGAAAGAACGCCTGCGATTAGACGGCTTCCTTCTCTGGGAGGTCGAAGGATTCGAGGCAGACGACGTCATCGCAACCGCTTGGAAGCACGCGACCGACGCAGGACATGAGGTCAGGATCGCGACGTCGGACAAGGATCTGTTGCAGCTCGCCGGAGTTCGGACGGACGTGCTTCGCACACATACTTGGACCGTCGTCACGTCGCGCGACGTGCTTGAAAAGTTTCACATCGAACCGGAGCAAATGCGTGATTTCCTCGCGCTCAAGGGTGACACCTCGGACAATATTCCAGGTTGCCCCAAGATCGGAGATATAACTGCGTCAAAACTCCTCACGACGTATGAGACCATCGATCGCATTTACGAAGCGCTGGATGCTGGTAAGGAGGTCGCGACTAAGTCAATCGAGGCGAGCTTGCGCGATCATAAAGCGGACGTCATGCTCAGTCGGCAACTCGTTACGCTTCGCTACGATGTTCCGCTCAACTTCCAAGAGATTTACGAGGAAAGGCAGGCTAAGCCATTGACGAATGTCGAAGATGATGCTCCGGAGATCGTTGGCCCAAAAGACGGCGCCTCCGCTGGCGAAAGTGCCGAAAATGCGGAGGTATCGGTCTCATCGAATTCGGAGAATTCATCCGAGTCTGCCCAAGGTGCCTTGGTCATGGCGCCCGTCGAATTCACGCGCCAACTTGAGCCGCGTTCATTCCGCGAGTTGACCATCGGTTGCAAGATCCTTTTCAACGCTAGGATTTACGAGAAGTACCCGAGCTACGAATCTATGGTCGGTGCCGCGCTTCGCGGCCGAGAAATGGGCTACGGATTGGGCGCTTCGCTCGATGTTTTCCACGTCATGGATATCAACGGCAAGCGTTCGCTCGCGCTCCATGCTCATGCGATCGTCGATCGGGCGCTGCAAGATCCTGACTGCGAATATATCGAATGCCTGGAGACGACAGGGGAGAAGGCGACTTACGCACTAAAGCGGAGATCGCGACCAAAGCCGTTTGAAATCACGTACACGATTGAGCAGGCCAGGCAAGCTGGTCTCATTCGTCCGCGCGGCAATTGGGAACTGCGACCAGCGGAACAGCTCCGGAAAACTGCGGCCGTCCAGGGTTGCCGCGTCGTATTCCCCGGGGCTGCAATGGGTCTTTACTGCATGGCTGAATTAGGAGCAGATGAATGACCTTCATCGGCATCGATCCCGGTTTGACCGGCGCGTGCGTCTTTCTGCACGAAGATGGCACCGTCGAATTCGTCGACACTCCGACGATCAGGCAGGGCGGCAATGCGAAGCAGGTTTACGATCGCGCGCTCATGGCGACGACGCTACGGCAGGCGGCGCATGAAATGGATTGCCACGTCTATATCGAGCGCGTTCATGCGATGCCGAAACAGGGAGTCGCTAGCTCGTTTTCGTTCGGCACTGGTTACGGCGTTTGGCTCGGCATCATCGCTGCGTTTCAGTTGCCGCATACGCTCGTGGAGCCGGCGCGCTGGACGAAGGAGCTGTTGCGAGACTTGCCGAAGGGAGACGGGCGGTCGGTCATTCGGGCAACGGAGCTTTACCCGAAAGAGGCACCGCACCTTCGCACCGAACGCGGGCGCTTGCTTCACGGGCGAGCCGACGCGCTATTGTTGGCACATTACGGGAAAATCCAATCCGAAAGGGCTCTCAATGACTTCCTCATCAACTCGTGACGAACGCGACGAACTGATCGACGAAGTAGAAAAGGAACTTCGGCGCGGCACGAAGCTGGAACCCGAACGCGCCCTGCATGCCGCGCTCCGTCTCATCGTCCGCGCCAGAATGCGCGGAGAAATCGGCCCCGCCCGTGACTAGCACGGGGCCGCTCGGTTACGCGGTTGCTTCGGCCGAGGCTTCCGGCTTCGGCATCGGCGCGGGCGCGTGGTTTTTCGCCTTCGCTTTCTTCGGTGTGCTCAGCTTCGCGCGCTCCACGAATTCGCAAACGATCTGTGCCATGGAGACGCCGCGCGCCTTCGCGAGCCGACGGAGCTTCGTCTTGACGGCGTCGGAGCCGTGGACGATGATCGGGTACGTCTTGCCGGTCTTCTTGTTCTTCTTCGGTGCATTCTTGGCCATGATAGCCTCCTTTTGATTAGGAGGATAATCGGGATATGGAATCTGTCAAGCAAGAAATTTCTTTAAAAAACTGCGACTGCATCGAAGGCATGACGGAGCTAGGACCGTGGTCTGTTGACCACATAATCACCGATCCACCATACGACGCAGAGACGCACGAAAACGCGCGCAGCATGAAAGACGGCGGATCGAATATCGATATAGATTTCAAGCCCCTGCAGAATATGATCCACGTCGATTACTTCATGCAGCTAGCCCGTCGATGGTCGATTGCATTCTGCTCGCTTGAGCAACTTGGAGACTATAGGCGCGCGGCTCGCGCCGGCTGGATCCGCGCTGGGCTATGGGTACGCACGAACGGGACTCCGGCTTTGACGGGCGACCGGCCCGGACAGGGAGGCGAAGGAATCGCAATCATGCATCCGCATAAAGATCGGCGCTGGAACGGCAAGGGCCAGCGCGGATATTGGCTCGGCCCGATCTCCGAGGACCATGAGCATCCGACGCAGAAACCTCTCTGGATCATGGAGACGCTCATCCGCCAATTCACAGACCGAGGCGAAACCATCTTGGATCCATTCATGGGTAGCGGCACGACCGGCGTAGCAGCCGTCAAGCTCGGCCGAAACTTCATCGGTTTTGAGCGCGACCCGAAATACTTCGCCATCGCGGAGCGGCGGATCAAGGCGGCGCACGAGCAGGCAGAATTACCCTTCGAGCGGACGGCGCCGACGGGGAAACAGCAGGGATTATTCTAGAAGGAAATTTCTTGCACTAAGGCGCGCGATGGGTAGAATGGAACAGATGTCATTTTTCAGTCAGACGCCAGACTTCCGTCCCGCGCCGGCTCCGGAGGTCAAGCGCGACCCCGATCGGTTGCGTTTCTTTCAGCGCGAAGCTGTCGATGCTCTGACGTCTGAACTGCAAGCGAAGCGCTCAACTGTTCTGCGTCTCTTCTGCGGGGGCGGCAAGACGCGCACGGCTGCCGCATTCATTCGAACGTGGCCCGGTCGCGTCCTTTGGTGCGCCGCTACTGACTTCCTGCTCGAGCAGGCCCGGCGCACACTGGAGGAAGTCTGCGGCGAGCTGGTTTCGTTGGAGCAAGGCAAGTTCTACGCGGACAGTTCGCGGATCGTCGTCGGATCAATCATGACCCTGAAAGACGAGCGGCTACTCTCGCACGCTCCCGATAAGTTCTCGCTTGTCGTCTTCGACGAATGCCACGGCATAGCCGCAAACACGCCGCGCGCTATCGCTGCGCACTTCGCCAGCGCAAAGCTACTCGGCCTTTCAGCGACGCCGTTCCGCATGGACAAGCGGCCCGTGGTCGGCGACAGCGCCATCTTCGAAACGATCGCCTTCTCGCGAGACATTCGCTTCGGCTTGGATGAGGGGTACTTTGTCCCGTTCGAGCCGATCCGGCGCGAGATCAAGAGCATCAACCTGGACGGCGTTCGCATGCACGGCGCAGATTTCAAGCTCGGCGATCTGGAGAAGGAGATCGCGAAGGCTGCCGCGCCGATCGCAAAAATCGCATGGGAAGAATCGGAGGAAGGCGAGCTAGAAACGCTCATCTATACGCCGGGAGTCGCGAGCGCGAAGGCGGTAGCGGATACGTTCTCCGAGCTGGCTCGGGCGAAGTGGGGCGAGCGTGCTTGCGAATCGATCGACGGAGAGACGGATCCGGCGCGGCGCAAGCAACTGCGGCAGGAATTCGGCGGCAGGCTTCGCGCGGTAGCTAACTGCAACCTTCTCACGCAAGGCGTGGACATTCCGAACTTGCGTTGCGTGATCATTGCTCGGCATACGAAGTCGGCGTCGCTATTCGAACAGATGGCGACGCGCGGAGGACGGCCGTTGCCGGGCCTTGTCGATCATGAGGACCGCGACGCGCGTCTGGCAGCGATCGGAGGAAGCGCGAAACCTAGGTACAGACTCGTTGACATCGCGGGGAACGCCGGTAGGCATGTGCTTTCGGGAGCCGTCGATCTGGTTGCGTCAAACCTGACGCCGATCGAAAGGCGCGCTGCGGAGAAAATCGAAGCGACGCGCCGAGGACTGACGGCGGATCAAGTTGTCGACGAAGCCCGCAAGGCGAGCGCCGAGGAAGCGAAGGTCGCGCTTGAAGCGGAGTCGAAGCGGATCGGTGAACTAGCGGCTGCCGCAGAAATCGAAGCGACGCGCCAGACGTGGGATCCGCTCAAGCGCCTCGGAGTCGAGGACAAGATCGAAGGCATCGAACCGACATGGGCGAAGCAGCCTCCGACGCCGGATCAACGGAAGTGGATGGAGAAAAACAAAATCAAGTTCAAGAACCAGACGCGCGCTTCGATCTTGAAGTTGCAACGCGAATCGATGCGCTGGCTCCGAGAAGGTCTCGCGAGCCTTGGGCAGCGGCGCGAACTGGCGCGACAAGGGTTGCCCGTCGAAATTTCGTATGGCCTCGCCTCCCGGATCATGCTCAAGATCCAACAGTGCCACTACAACAAAAATGCTTGGTTGCCGGCGGTTCAGACCATGATCGCCGATGGGCGGCAACCGGGCGAGGACTAGAAAGAAATTTCTTGACTGCGGCAGAGGAAGATCGGAGGATTGGCGACATGACGGCAACGCAAGCAGAGGTCGCGGAAACGGCGTCGGCGCTTAAGTTCGCGCGCTGGTTTCTGCGCAGCATTCCGGACGAGTCTCCGCGCGCTCCGACCGCGCGCCTTGCGCTTTCGCTTGTCGAAGCGGCGGCAGCTCGGGTTATGTGGTCGTCGATGCGCCCATGGGATCGGCGCTTCGTCACGCGGACCATGGAACATGCGAACTGTCTGATCGCCGGACTGGCGAATCCGGTGCAATGATGGCGGGGACCGCGGGCTCTAGTGGGGGACGGTAGGCCGGGCGGCACCCCGGGGACGACAGATAAGGGAGGAGCGACGCGATGAGCAACGAACAGCGGGACCCGAGGATTGTGGTCGGGAGTAGGTGGCAGCGCAAAGACAGCGGCAACGTGTGGGTCGTGACCAGCGTTGATGACGATGAATTCTCGCCGGTCAATATCGTTGCGGAAGGTAAGACCCTGGCGGGGGCGGCCAGCTTCCGGGACATGGCCAGAGAACACGTCTACCTCGGCGGCCCTACCCCAGAAGCCCCAGCGGCCCCCGGGGAGCTAAGGGAGGAGGAGTGGGAGGTGGACCCCGTTCAGCCGCCGCGTTGGGAAGCTGGCTACGCGAAGGTCGGGCAAGTCTACACAGACGAGCAGGGTAGGCTGGCGCGCGTCGTCGACTGCAATGCGAACAACACGCACCTCGAAGGCCAATTCTCAGCCCGCTGGGGAAACTGTCCTCAGAACATCTCCAAGCTCATGCGCCGCAAGACCCCGGTCACGCCAGAGGCTGGGAGGGCTGAGAAGCCGCGCATCCATGGCGAGACCACTAACTGCATTCATTGCTTTGCGGCGGCTACCTGCTGGACGGGTCACGTCGTCAAGGGCGACGTCCATGTCATCGCAGGGTGGTGCAAGCCCTGCCACGCCGCTGACGAAAAGCTGCCAATCAACGTTCCGCCCGGGAAGACGCTGGGTTATTCGGGAGAGTGGCGCCCCGAGTATGGCTGGCGAGAGATGCGCCGATTCGAGGACCAGCAACCCGAGGCCGCCCCCAAGACGTGCGGGCCCGCGTTCGCCTGCCGTCTCGGCGAAGCCTGCTCGCACCACAACCCGAAACCCGTCGCTCCCTTCGCTCCCAGCGTCGATGACTACGACCTCCTGCCTGACGCGGGCATCCTGGCTGGGGGAGTGTGGAGCTTGAGGGGGACCCGATGAGGCGAGAGATTCTGGACCACGGCTACATCGAGGCCGTAGAGCATTGGGGCAGCGACGAGCGAATCATCGAGGCCGCGCGGATGTCGACCGGGAAGGGGTTCAAGGGCTGGGGAACGCCTGACGCTCCCGGGGACGAGAAGCTGCTGAGGTTCCTCTACGAACACAAGCACGCAACGCCCTTCGAGATGGCCGGTCTGGTCATCGAAGTGAAGGCGCCGATCATGGTCTATCGCGAGTGGCACCGGCACCGAACGCAGAGTTACAACGAGATGTCGGCGCGCTACACGCCGCTTCCCGACGAGAACTACGTCCCGACGGTCGAGCGGCTACTCATCAACAGCAAGACGAACAAGCAGGCGGGTACCGTGGCAGGCGCGGCGGAGTTGACGCCGGGGTACGCGGAGCACTTTCGCGAGTCGCTGGCGAAGATGTACGCGGATCAGGAACTGCTCTATCGGGCGGCCCTGGAAATGGGCGTTCCCAAGGAGCTGGCCCGCGTTCACCTTCCCGTCGGCCGCTACTCGCGCATGCGGGCGAGCGCGAACCTTCGCAACTGGCTCGCATTCCTTACGCTCCGGATGGACTCGGCGGCGCAGTGGGAAATCCGCCAGTACGCCAACGCCCTGGGCGACATCATCGCCGAGAAGTTCCCGCGCACCTGGGAGCTGTTCCGTGGCTGATGCCGTCGACCACCCGGCCCACTACGGCGGCGCCGACAACCCCTATGAAGCGATCAAGGTCATCGAGGCGTGGGGGCTCGGCTTCAACCTCGGCAACACGGTCAAGTACATCGCGCGCGCCGAGCACAAGGGAGCGACGGTCGAGGACCTGAAGAAGGCGCGCTGGTACCTGGACCGCGAAATCAGCAACCGGGCCGGGCGCGGCCCCTCTGATAGGAAGATGACGTGATGGAAGCATTCCACAACGACCGAGCAGTAAAGGCGAAGTACCTCAAGCGGGTTCGTGCTCATGCGAAGGCCGACAGGTTGATCCAGGGAATGGGCTGGGAGAACGGTCGAGGGTGCGCCATCGGCTGCACGTTGGAGAACTACGACCACTCTCGCTATCCCATTGAGCTTGGCGTCCCCCTCGAACTGGCGCGGCTGGAAGATTGCATCTTCGAGCGGCTCCCGAAGGCGGACGCGATGAAGTGGCCAGCTGCGTTCCTGTCGGCGATTCCGGTAGGGGCTGACCTGTCGATGGTATGGCCTAGATTCGCGCTGTGGATGCTGCGTGGGCTGCCGGAGCTCACGCGGCCTGACGTCAAGGCGGCGGTCGATGGGGTAGTGACGCTCTATGAGCAATGGGTGGACCTTGGCGTCAAACCAGCGGCCGAGAAGTGGCGCAAGGCGCGATCCGCCGCCGCCGACGCCGCCGCCTACGCCGCCTACGCCGCCTACGCCGCCTACGCCGACGCCGCCTACGCCGCCTACGCC